GGCCGACCTGAGCGGGGCCAACCTGAGCAGGGCCGACCTGAGCGGAGCCAACCTGAGCGGGGTTATCGGTCTACTGAAGGACGGTCTAATGCCGCTGCAAATCATGGGTACGCGCCACGCGCTGATTGCGCGCACGGCGGGCTACTTGACCATTGGCTGTCACCACAACACGCTGGCATGGTGGGAAGAGCACTACGCCGCTATCGGAAGGACCGAAGGCTACACGTCTGAGCAAGTCACCGAGTACCGAGCGCATATCGCACACGCGCGGCAGTGGATGGAAAAGTATGGAATTGTAGGGATCGAAACACCAGCGGAGATCAAGTAATGGCGACCATCGACAATCCGAAGCTGATCTGCAAAATGCTTCGCAACGACGGCATCTATGACGACGGGAGCGGCGAAGTGGACCCCCAGCCGGATCTGATCGCAAGTTACCTGAACGACTACGGCAATACAGCCTACAGCGTTTGCTACAACGCTGCTGCTGCTGAATCGCTCCGGCGAAGCCCGCACTGTCGCAACATCACAACGCTCTGGGATTGCATCAATGGCTTGCAACCTCCGGGCGAAGAACTTCTAAAGCAACACCCAGACGTCAAATAGGAGAACCATGGCAGACACACTCTCATGTCACATGTATTCGGGCGATGAGGACAACGGCGACGATGTAACCAGCGGCATCTTTCCCGACGAGATGCGCGAAGAACAGACCGATTCAGAAGAGGAGACCAATGGCGAAGAAGACTAAATTACTCAACGCAAACTTTCGCTCAGCCAGTATGAAGCTGAGTTCTGAAGTTCTGATGACCGTTCACTGCTCGGCGCCGTTCAACCCGGACATAGCCGAGCAGCTCGGCGTGAAGGACCGTGTGTACAAGCGCAAGGCGGACCCCGAAGATCCCGACGTGCGCGGCTACGATCTGGGCATCGACTGGTATGGTCCGATGGTCACATTCCGCGCCCGCCAGGGAACGCTTGACGGCAGGGCGAAGATCGACGGCAAAGGCTCGGACTTCCGAGTTCTCCGGCTCCACAAAGTCACGATCAAGCAACACGCCGACGACGAGCAGATGCTGCTCAGCTTCCAAATAATCCTGATCGACTCGGACGCCGCGATGCACCAGCTTATCCACGCGATCAAGAAAGACGGCGTCGATATCGAAATCACGCCGGCGGCGAAGAAAGCGGCGACCGAGGCAAGTAACCAATTGCGGCTGATCTCGAAAGAACAGGCCGACGATACCAGCGAAGAGGCCGACGAAGGGTAGCGCATGGACCCACAAGCCAGAGTGCGGCCCGGTTGCCTGCTCGCGTTGATCCTGGCGACTGTGGCGGCGGTGTGGGGCGTGTTCTGGATGGCGTTGAAGTGGTGGGCGGTGCGTCATGGCGGATGAGCGCCCGCGTTGTTGCGTGGTGGATCGTGTTGTGGATGAGATCGGCAATAAATACAACGTCCGCTGCAAGCGGGTGGCTGCGATCATTCGCAAGGACGGACACAACCGCTGCTGGGAACACTGGTTCGAATGGGTGGGAGTTTTATAAAAGGAGCGAAATGGCAAAGACGGCACGAAGCGAAGACGATATCGCGAAAGAGCGGGAGCAATTCGAGGGCATCCGGGCCTTCATGAAGACCTGCACGCTGGCGACGTTGCGAGATCTGGCGAACTCGGTCGAACTCGCGCTGGAATTTCGGACGCCGAAGAAGCGCGCGCCAAAGGACGGCCAGGGGAGCTTGCTGCCGTGATGCATCCGATTGAGTTGCGCGAACAGCACAGCAACCTGATGTCTGAAATTGGGTTTCTGTTGGCTGCGGCCCAGAACTTAACCGACGCCGCTACCGGGTTGGGAGAATCCTGCGTTAGGGAAGCGAAAGAAAAACTGATAGTGGCTTCGGGAAATCTGACCGGAATTGCAATGAGGTTGAAGTGAGCACGAAGGCAGACGCTCGCGAGTTCGTAGAGGGACTGCGGCCCTTCGTTCCATCGGCGAGTGCGATAGCCTCGTTCACGATCCTCGGTCCACCACGAACGAAGAAGAATCACGGTCGGGTAATTGTCCGGGGTGGACGGCGCTTTCATATCCAGAGCATCGCTTATGAGCAGTGGCACGATGTCGCCATGGTTCACCTTGCGGGCATCCGCGTGGCATTGCGCTTAAAGCGCGTCGTTTTGCCTGTGAGCGGCTCGATCCAGGTCCGGGCCACTTTCTACCGGGATAGGCTCGCGGGTGATCTGGTGGGCTATGAGCAAGCGCTGGGCGACGTTCTGGAGGAAACTGGAATTATCCAGAACGACAAACTGATCTATTCGTGGGACGGCACGCGGTTGGATCTGGACCGCGTGCGACCGCGGATCGAAGTGGAGATCGTCCCATGACCTGGATACCCGACGTCGGCTGGTGGTGGCCGCTGTTCGTCTTCCTGGGTCATGAGGCTTGCCGGTTCATCGCCTGGCACAACGGGAGCCGATGGCCCACGGTGCCTAGCCTGATCGTCCGGTGTCTGCTGTTCACGTCTCGATGGCACGCGAACCTCGCGCACCGATCGGACGACGGACTCAAGGCATGGCGGGCCCACCGCCAGCCGATCCAGCCGGCCAACGAACGGACGCCGCGGAAGCGCGGGAAGGTGGAGTCGATCAGAAAGGCGGTGCAGAATGGCTGACTTGTTGAGTGTGCGGATACACGAGGCGTGCAACATCGCCACCGATGCCCCGTTTCTAGCCTTTGCCGCCGAGGTTGCCCAACTGGAAGCCCAGCTCGCGGCGAAGGACGCGGCGCTGACGAAAGCCGCCAATGCCCTCGATGAGGCCAGCCAGGGGATGTACTACGGGATGCTGGACGACATTGTGCAATTTGGAGCACCATCGGCATTGCGCGCTGCTGAGGAAGCTCGCGCCGCCCTCTCTCCCGACGCCGGGGCGGCCACGGACACGAATACTCCCTTGCGAATGCATATCGCTCTCAGGGTACTCCGAGCGTGGAACAACGGAACTTACGGCTTTTCAGCCGACGTAGTTATAACGATCAATGACTGGATCGACGGAGGAATGAAAGGACCAGTGCCATGGCCAGATAACCCGTTCTTCGCTGAGTGGGCGGAGAAAGTCGGCTACGCGAAGGTGGGCCAGTACATCGGCTTCAGATTCGAGGCAGTAATCACGAAGCGCACCGAGCCGACCGCAGAGGAAACCGCACTCGCACGGGAGAACGGGGAGGCGCTAGGAGGTCTATGAGCTACGATTCCAAAGTGAACGTGGGGGTGCTGCTGATCCCGGTTTTCATTGCAACCTTCTGGGGCGGCGTGTTGCTCGCTCCACATTTCTTTCGCGTGGACGATCAGCAGCGGCGTGAGTTGCGATTCGCGGACCAGCAGCGAGCTTGGGAAGCTGTAGCGGCCTGTACCGGCAACCGAGTGCCGCACGAATGCAGGGAGGGGAAATGAAGGCTCAGAACGAGAAGCGATACTTCGATGCGCTGAAGCGAATCACGTTGTATCAGTCCATCGCCCACCTACGGCGACACTCCGTGCGCGATTGGGGACTCGATTTTCATGAGGCGCTGGAGATGGCCTACGAAAATGTGATTGCGGACGCCAAGCGAGCCGTAGGTAAAAGGAGACGGCCCGCATGACCCGCCCTCGCTCCTCTACTTGGTGGCTCTCCGCTACAATCACTATTCTGGCAATCGGGATCTTCCTGGTGCTGGACGTCGGCTGGCAGATCAACGCGGCTACGGAGGAACTGAAGCGCCAGAGAGAAGCGACCGAGAAGGCGCATGCTCAGGAGGTCAAGTTTTACCGCGAGACGCTGATCTCTACAGCCCGCGAGCGCGATTTCTACAAGGGCGGGCGCGATATGGCTATGGCGTGGTGGCTGGCCTGCCAGAAGGCCCACGCGCGGCACACCGAAGCCCAAGCGAACCCGGAGTGTACGTCGATGTGGTGGAAAGAGCAGCTCGCGGAGGGGCGCTGGAAAGCGGTTACGTGCGACCCCGGTATTGCGGGAGTGGTGTATCGGGATGGGGAGCCGGTGGTGCGGCCTTGAAGCCGTACTACGATCATGTCGGGATTCAGATTTTCCACGGAGACTGCCGCGAGATTCTGCCGGATGTTTGGGGTGGCTCGCTGCTGCTCACGGATCCGCCGTATGGGATCAGCTACCGCTCGAACCACAACAGCGGTTGGCGGGATCCAGTCCGGGTTCGCTGGGCGCGTAGCGAAAACTTCCCTGGCATTGTTGGCGATGATGCGCCGCTGGATCCGGGACACCTTGAGCAAATCGCGCCCCTGGCTGCAATCTTCGGAGGGAACTACTGCGCCCACGTATTGCCACCCTCGAGGTGTTGGATTGTCTGGGATAAACGCGTTGAGACGACGCCAGATAATCAGGCCGACTGCGAGTTGATCTGGACTAACTTCCAAGCCCCGGCGCGCATCTATCGGCATCTGTGGCGCGGCATCATCCGCAGTGGCGAAGAGAACGTGTCTATTTCCGAGAAGCTGCATCCTCACCAAAAACCTCTGGGTCTGCTGCGATTCATCATTCGGTATAGCGGCGTTGATCGCGGCCCGATTGTGGACCCATATTGCGGAAGTGGATCCACGCTGCTGGCTGCAGCACAATGCAGCCTGCCAGCCATCGGCATCGAGATTGAGGAGCGCTACTGCGAGATCGCGGCCAAGCGGCTCAGCCAGGAAGTGCTGGACTTCGCGGGTTAGGGATGTGGCTTGCGACCGGGTATGGTAGAATGAATTCAGTTCTGGACAGAAACTTGTGTGGGTGCCTGAGCCTCGAACGAGGGCACCCACCGCCTTTTCGAGGAGGGCGACATGAAAGATTCACCACGCGGCGTGTCAGCCGCATTCAAGTTCTACGATCACCACCACGATACATGCGGGGCGGTCATTTACAAAATTGATGGCCCGGATTATTGCGACTGTGGACGTGACGCAGCTCTGGCGTCCTACGACGCGCTGCTCGCGGCACTCCAGAAGGCGTTCCATGAACTGAATGCGATCCACGCGCGAGACGGCGTTCCGTACACCCACAACGGCTGGAAAGCCTCGGTCACTCAGGAGTACTTCACGAGCGTCGTAGAGGAATGCGTGGCGGCGCTGAAGGGAGCCGGGGTTCAGCCGTGAAGGCGGGCGCCCGGCAGTGCCTCTCGCTGCTGTGGCGCTACCAGACAGCCTATGGGGAGGGAAATGTTGCCATCCGCCAGCCCCGCATCGCCTCGGAGCTTGGCCGGCCGCTCCGTTCGGTCCAGCGCTGGCTGAGCCAACTTGTCACAATGGATCTGATCTCGGTTGAGCAGTCCGGACCTGGGGCGGCGGAGTACTTTGTAAAGGAAAATGGCGGAGCTTTGGCGGAGCTTTGGCGGAGCAAGGGCCGTCTATCTATTACTGAACCCTCCCGGAGGAAGACGTTGAATCAATCCAAGCGCTCCGCGACTGAGCCAACCCCATTCTCAGAAGCGGAAAAGCAAACCCTCCAGATGCACATCGAAGCCTGCAACATCGACCCCACCCCGGAGCTGCTGGCGCGGCTGGCCCGGAAGGCCCACCACTTCGGCGTTACCGGGTTCGTCATTGCGGCCCATATCGAGCGAGCGCGGCGCAAGGTCCAAGGCACCAGCAACATGCCGGAATCGGCCGGCTGGATCGTCACAGTAGTGGAAAACGGCTGCATGGCCGATCGCGAGCGCGGCGTTCCCAAACCCAAGCCGGTTGCCGTGGCCCATTCGCCCCACGCTGGCACGGACGACGCCGGGCGGTACTACGGAGACTCCGGCGTCGACATGGCGGCCCTGGCGGCAAGGAAACGGTTATGAGGACCGCATGGACCGAGCGACCAGACCCGCAACGCGGTGAGCAGTGGGAGCACATCGACGGCGGGAGCATCTACGTATTGCGGCGGCGCGGCGCAATGGTGCGTGTCCAACGCAGACCACTCGGCGATTCACAAGCAGAGCCGTATTGGATCGGCGTAGTTACGTTCGCGAAGATTGCGACGGGAAAGCTGAGGGGATGATGAGACTGGCGACCGAGCGGGCCTGTGGATGCCAAGCGAGGCGCGCATGAGCGTCAACTGCCACATCGAGAGAAAAGCCAAGGCGATTTGCTTTCGCTGCCGTGAGTCTACGGCGCCAGTCCACGAAGTCACCGACTCAGATCATGGACTGTACGGAAATTACTGCGAGCCATGCTGTCCGGTTTGCGGAGATGCGAGCTTTGCAGGCAACGAACGCGATAACGCTTCCAACGAAGGATATCGTATGAGACCAGTAGAGGAAGCGGCGGCACAGCGGAAGCCCGATGAACTGACCAAGGTACAACGCATCTGTTACGAGCGTGGGTACCACGAGGACGAGGAATTCATCGACCCACGATCAGGTGGATTCGTTCGCTGCAAGATCTGTAAGCGAGACATGGATTGCGAAGGACAGGACTGATGTCGCAGCGGAAGCCAGCGGGCCGTCTCTCGCTGCAAGATCCGACGAACCCATTCTGCTATGTCGATTACTGCGCCCGAGCAAAGTCCCGCCACTTCGGCCTATTCTGTGTCGGCCACTGGAACATGATCCCAGCGCACTTGCGGGAAGCCATCATCGCAGGAAACGCTCCCGAGCAAATCGCGGCGCTGAATAAAGCGATGGGAGGCATTCACGAAGCCACGGCGCGAGCCTACCCTGACGATCCGCCGGAATTGAAACCAGCGGGCAAGCCGCTCGATCCGAGCGACCCGCCGCCGACCAAACCGCCGACGAAGTGATATGATCTGAATGGGGAGAGGTCCGTTCGACTCGGATAAGCGCGCGCGAAAGCTCTGTGGAGAGCGCTCCCCGAAATGACCAGTATCGTCTGGCTGCTTGTTCGGAGATGTGGAGTTCTCATGAGCCAAGAAGACCTGCTAGAAGCCGCCAAGGATGCGATCAATGCGGTATTCGGAGACACTAGCGTCTCTCGCGGCGACACGCGCGAGGCGCTCAAGGAACTGCGAGACGACATCGAAGTGATGCTGGAGACGCTAAATTGAAGCGCAAACCCTGGGGCGGCAAGCGCGCCGCCCCTCTAAGATAGACTGAATTAGATGGCACTCGGCAGAAAGACCGGCGGACGCAAGCCAGGGTCGGTAAACAAGCTCACGAAGATGGTGCGGGCTGTCCTGGACCCGCTGATCGACAAATCGCATCTGCTGGTTGAGCAAGTGCTCGATGGCAAGCTCCCGTGTGGCGTGTGCCGTGGCAAGGGCAAGACGAAGTATCAGCCAGCCAAGGGCGAGAATCGGCTGCTGGAACGCACCTGCCAGTCCTGCTATGGCTCTGGCTTTGAAAGGCTATCGCCTGGCGAAAGGCTGCGCGCGGCGCTCGAAATCATGGAGTATGGCCATGCGAAGCGCAAGGCGGTGGAGATTGCGGGTATCGACGGCCAGCCGATCCAGCACACCCATACGCTGATCTTCAAGGACTGATGGACATCGAGTTCCCGCGCAAGCTCCGCCCGCTGTTCGATCCGCAGTACGACGCCTACGTGATCTACGGTGGCCGGGACGGAACCAAGTCATGGGGCGTGGCGCGCGCGTTGCTTGAGATGGGCACGCAGGCCCCCGAGCGTATTCTGTGCGCCCGCGAGACTCAGCAGTCCATCCAGGAATCCGTACACCAGCTCCTCGAAGACCAGATCAAGCAGATGAACATGGGGCATCTGTATAACGTCCAGAAGAAAACCATCATCGGCATAGGTGCGGCTGCCGGTACCGAGTTTTTCTTCGCTGGCCTCAAGCACAACGTCGACGGAATCAAATCGTACGAACGCATCACCAAGATCTGGGTAGAGGAAGCGCAGAGCGTCTCGAAACACTCCTGGGACGTCGTTCTCCCGACGATCCGAACCGAAGGCGCGAAGATTTACGTCACCTACAACCCGGAGCTTTCGACCGACAACACGCATGTGCGCTGGGTACTGAACCCACCACCGAACACATGGGTGCAAAAGATCGGCTGGGAGGATAACCGCTGGCTCTCCCGCATCAGCATAGCCCGAATCGAGCACATGCGCGCGACTGATCCAATTGGATTCGCGCACGTTTACGGCGGCGAATGCAAGTCGAGCGTAGTGGGCGCGATCTTCAAGAACGAAATGGCGGCGGCATTGGCCGATGGCAGAATCGGACAGGTGCCGTACAACAAAGCTCTTCCGGTACAGACTGCCTGGGATCTTGGGTTCGGGGATCTCAACACCATCTGGTTCCTGCAGCCCTATGACGGCTGGTACAACTTCATCGACTACGCACAAGGCCGGGGCCTCACGATTGCCGATTGGATTGTGACGCTCCAAACCAAGGGCTATGTGTACGGAACCGACTGGATGCCTCACGACGCCATTGACGCCATCATCCACCACAAGCTGAGCGGTACAGGTGATCGCACGATGTCGATTGAGCAACTGGCGCGCGCGGCCGGCCGAAAGGTGCGCATCGTTCCGAAGCTGCTCATCACCGACCGCATCAATGCGGCCCGAACAATCTTCAGCCGATGCAGGTTCGATCAAGAGAAGTGCGCGGACGGTCTACAGGCGCTTCGTCACTACCAATGGGAAGGCGATACATGCTCGGAGTGCCAGGGAACCGGCAAGCTGCAGGGCACAACGTGCCCGATATGCCATGGGACCGGCCAAGCCGATCCAGAGAAGAAGAAAAAGAAAGAGCCACTGCACAACTGGGCCTCGCACGGCGCCGATGGGTTCCAGGCGGCAGCGGTGGCGATCAAGGCACCGCCGGAGAAGGAAGAACGGCCAACGCCCCCACCGCGCCTGCGGCCGCAGACCTACATCCCATTCGGGTGATATGATGGCTGCGATGATGAAACGGCGCTGGTGGGACGGGCCCAAGCTTCGGGAATGCAAGCAGGCGCAGCGTTATAGCTATTTTAGTGGTCCGTTCTTTTTGTGGGACCCACACAATCCTTGGCCAGATAGGCAGCCTTCGGATTTCGATGAAGGAATCTCGATTAAGTTTGTCAGGGAGCGCGATATTCCGCCGACGACGGTCAAGGTGCTTCCGTGATGCGCTGGCTACTGCTGCTCGCCGCTCTCCCGCTCATGGGCCAAGAGGAAGTGCGCTGGGTCACCATGACGTTCCTGGCTCCCGGTACAAGCGGCGTAGCGGTCGCTCAGCAAGGGCCACCTGGACCGATAGGCCCGCAAGGCATCCAGGGGCCGATAGGACCAGCGGGGATTCAAGGATTGCCGGGGCGTGACGGTATCGGCACAGGCGGGGTCTCTCGCCGCCTCGTCTTGCATCCCTCAACCTGGCGCGATCCCTGCGAACCCGGAATCGATTACGCCTGGACCATCGACGCCAAAGAGGCCGTGATTGCGCACTATGAGTGCATTGCGCTTAACACGTGGGTACGGGAATTCTCGCCTACCAAGTGGGCACCGCCTTGAGCTGGCTAAGGCGGCCCAAGCGAGCAGTAGGGCGCTTCTGGGAACTGCTGATCGACGGGAAGTGGATGGACCCTAATTGAAGGAGAAAACTTGATGGACTGTAATCACCCGCAGTTGTGGCGCAAGAGCCTGAGCGACTTGTATTATTGCGTGGACTGCCTTAAGGAGTTCCAGATTGTCCCGCTCGGCGTAAACAGGCTCGTTTGGTCCGCTCCGGTAGAGACTCCGCACGGCGTTCCGGGGAAAGTGATAGAGTGAATCCAATATGCCAGCCACCAGCCAAGCCCAGCAAATGGCCATGGCCATCGCGCTCCACGCGCCGAAGAAACTGAACAAGTCCAATCGCGGGATACTGAAGATGTCCGCCAGCCAACTGCGCGATTTCGCCAAGACGCCACGTTCCGGCTTACCGAAAAACGTCAGCCGCAAGACCAACGTCGCCGAGATGATGGGAGCGGGGCACTGAAGGTGCATCCGTGCGAGCAAGGTTGCGGACGGGCTGTGTCGCTGAACAAGCGCTACTGTCTCCGATGCTTGGCGAAGCGCGCGGCGGTCGATATGGCGGCGCGCGAGATCGCGGAGTACGATGAGGAACAGGTCTTCGAAATGATGCGAGAGAAACTGGGGGTATAGAATGGACCCGAAGCCCACGCACGTTATCATCACCCATCCGAGCGCCAACCAGGAGCAGCTTTTCCGCGCCGATTCTGGCTTGCTGATCGGGATGCGCGTCGGCAACATGGTGCAGATCGGCGAGACGATCCAGGACGCGAAGAAGAGGTTGTTCATGAACGACGAGCGCGCCCAACGGTGGCTACGTGAGGCTGCGGGGGAAGATTGGCGCTCTGAGCAGCAAAGGACCGGCAGCAATACGCAATTTTCGATAGAAGAGCGCGACGGCGAGCCGCGCGTCATCACACCCAACGGGTCGACGGCGAGTCCTCTGGCGAACTAATGGCAGTAGCCGGTAACACAATCTCCGACGAAGACATTCCGCGATACGTGCGGCGCTGCTGGGACCGCTATCAAACCGCCACGCAAGAAGAGCGCCTGGCCGAAAAGGAATCGCTCGGTTTCTGGATAGGCGGCAAGCACCAGTGGCGTCCAGGCGAATGCGAGAACCGCCAGGGAAACAATCGCCCGTGGATGTCGATCAACCGCTGTAAACCAGCGGTCGATCAGGTCGAAAACGAAGCGCGCAGCAATCCGCCTGGCCCCCAAGCGCATCCGGTAGGCGGCGGGGCCGATAAGGACGGAGCCGATATCCTCGAAGGACTGATCCGAGAGTACGAGTATCGTTCGGACGCCAAGACGGCTTACATCATTGCGCTCAGGTATGGCGCTGCGGGAGGACGTGGGGCGTTCGAACTCGCGACCGAATATGCAGGCGAGCGCACGATGGAGCAGCAACTCGTCGTCAAGCCAGTTACGGACCCGGCGCTGTTGTTCTACGATCCCGATGCCGTCATGCCGTGCCGCGAGGATTCGATGTGGGGCGGCAAGATCCGCAAGCTATCGCGTGAACAACTCATCGAAGACTACGGGGCCGAGTTGAAGGTGCTGAACCGTTCGCTATTCGACCGCGGCGCGGGCGCGGTCGGCGGCTGGATGGCGGATGCGTTCGGATACCAGAATGATCTGGCCACTCAGAACGTGTGGACGGGCGGTTCGGAGAACAAAGGGCCGTTCTACGTCTGTGAGTTCTACCGCGTGGTGATTGAGCGCGTCAAACTGGCACTCTGCACCGATAGCATTTTCAGGCTCGGCAAGGAACTAGACAACATGCCCGAGGGCGTGACGATCAAGGTCGACGATCTGGGTCATGAAATCCAGCGATGGGAACCGAAGCGCACCGTCAAGAAATATGTCGTAACGGCGATGGACCTTCTGAAGAAAACAGACTGGCTCGGAACCCAGATCCCGCATTTTTATGTCATGGGGCCGGAGATCAGGATGGACGGCAAGCTCTACCGGCTCTCGCTTATCAGCAACGCCCAGGATGCCCAGCGCGGCCTGAACTACACCGCTACGTCGGCGGCCGAAATCACCGGCAGCATGACGAAATCGCCGTGGATCGGCTGGGAAGGCCAGTTCGACACCACGAACGCGCAGGGGTTCAATCCGTGGGAATCTTCGAACACCCAGATGTGGGCCTACATGGAGGTCAAGCCGACATTTGCGCAAGATCCCATCACAGGCCAAAGCCATTTGATGCCCGCTCCGCAACGAAATACCTGGGAAGCCCCGATTGCGCGGCTGATGGAGCTCGCGACGTTCTTCGGGGAGCAGATCAAAGCGGCTACCAGCGTGTTTTTCGAGCCATCGCTGCGCAGCGCGGCTCAGGTGCAGAGCGGCACGGCCATCAAAGAGCTTCAGCAGCAGACCAACATCGGCACACTGAACTGGCAGGACCAGCTACACCGTGCGGTAGGGCTGAGCTACCAGGAAGCCGGAACGATTCTGCGCAAGCTGCTCGACGGCCCGCGCGTCAAGACAATCGTTCGGCCTGATAACCAGCATGAAATCGTGGAGATCAACCGCGAATTTCCCGCCAGCGAAATCGACATAGCGTCGGGCAAGCGCAAGACGGCGGGCGGCAAGCTCGAATCGCTCAACTACATCACGCGCGGCGATTATGCGATGCACGTAACGGCGGGGCCGAACTTCCACGAGCGTACCGAGAAGACCATCGAAGCTCTGACGGAGGTATTCCACGTCGTTCCCCAGATCCTCCAGTCGCCCATCGTGGCGGCGAAGTTCCTCCGGATGGTGGGAGAAGGGAATCCTCAAGTGGAATCGCTCGCCGATGCCATCGCTCCCGATCAAACACAGGACGCCTCGCCCGAGCAGATGCAGGCCATGTTGCAAAAGGGCCAGCAGATGCAGCAGGCCCAGCAGCAGATCATCCAGAAGCTTCAGCAAGCTCTCGCTTCGAAGCTGCCGGAGATCGAGGCTCGCAAGTGGATCGCCGGCATGAATGCCTTATCGAACATCCGCGCGGCTCAGATCAAAGCCGGTGTGGATACCGCCGAAATCGACGCATCCATGTTGGAGCACATGACGGGACTGGCTCACGATGCCGGAATGCAGGCCACCCAGCACGCCCACGAGAAAGACCAGCAGCAGAGCCAGCAAGACGCGGCGGCATCGTCTCAGACACAGGCAGAGGGAGCGGCGGCAGAGCAGCAACAAGCCCAGCAAGACAATCAGCCCGAAACAGGAGTACAATAAAACCCAATGATGCCCACCAACGGGACCGCGACGAACGAAGAAAGCAAGCTGACCCTCACCGAGGAACTGCGGCGCGCGAATCAGGCCGAACAGGACCGGCGCGACGGCAAGACGCCCGCCGTACTGGTCAAGACCGAAGAGGCCAAACCGAAAGACGGCGAGCAGGACGAGCACCACGGGATTTCTCGCAGCGCACGCCGCGAGATGAACCGGCTACGCGAAGCAGCGGCAGAGGAGCGCGGACGCCGCACAGCGCTTGAGGAGTTGCTAGCCAAGGGCATCACGGTATCGCCGACTGGCCAGCCCAAAGTGCAGACCGAAGCCGAGGCGGATCCGGAACCACAGCGCAAGGACTTTCCCGACGATGCCGCATACAATCGCGCGGCTGGCCGGTGGGACGCCCGCCAGGAAGCCCGAAAGGAGCTGGAGAAGGCCGGAACGCAGGGCGCACAGGCAGCGCAAGTAGAAGCCGTCCGGACTGAGATCCAGGAGATGGAGAAAAAGTGCGAGGCCGACCTGAAGGTTAATTTCCCAACAGAAGGCCCCGATTCTTGGATGGCGGTCGCTGCGGCTGCTGGGAAGCCCAAGCCTGCCAATTTCGCCACGGACGCCTTATACGAGGCCGATCTGGAACGATGGGAAAAGGCGGGGCACGCGGACGCTGAGTTCGTTCCCGATCAGCATCCCAGCCTTACGATCATGATCGCCCGGAGCAAGCAAAAAGCGGGCGTTCTGTATCATTTCGCCAAGCACCCCGAGGTTTTGCGCGAGCTTTTGGAACTGACACCGAACTTCGAAAGCCAGCTTGACACCTTCCGGCAGCTTGAAGGTGAAGTAAAAGTGTTGTATACTCCCAAACAGAAACCGGACGCCAAAGAGGCCAAACCTTCCACGGCTGAGTTAGACGCCAGGAAACCGAAGCCATCGGAAAGCGTAGCGGTCAGAGGCGGGACGGCGACGGACGGGAAAGTAGAGATGCTGCTCCCGGACGGCAAGACGCTGAACCCGGCATGGAAGGCCGAGCAGAACACGCGCTCGGGAGTGAGACGGTAAGTATCGGGGTGTGGAGCAGAGGCAGCTCTTCAGGCTCATAACCTGAAGGTCGGTGGTTCGAATCCATCCACCCCCACCAAAGCAGTAAGGGCCGCGCAAGCCCGAGGGAAACCTCAAAGACCGCACTGACCTCGCATATAGCCTCACGGCTTGGGCGAAAACCGCAGTGAAAATTCACCACTGGAGGTTCGCCCGCCATGGCAGGCAACTACGAGGCAGTACGGCGCGAAGTCACCGCCGAATTCCTGCGCGAGTTCACGAACAACTGCGTTATGCCGCGGTTGCTCAAGCGCAACTACGAAAAGTATTTCCAGCAGGGCGCGAAGATCGGTTCCTCGCTCGACATCAAGGAAGCGATCCGCGTTGTAGGCGCGGACGGCCAGGCGTTCCAGCCCGAGGGGATGGTGCGCGTCACGCTGCCGCTGTCGATCAACTACTGGAACCAGCAGTCCTTCGTGTACAACGATACCGAAGAGGCGATGTTCCTCAACGACGACATCAAAAAGAACTACGTGCGGCCGCAGGCCATCAACCTCGCCAATAAGGTTGACCGCTACATGCTTCAGTACATGCAGGCCACCACGCCGAACTGGATCGGGACGCCCGGAACCGCGCTGACCGCCACGACGGCGCTCGATGCGCTGTCGAGCGCGCAGACGAAGCTCAATCAGCTTCTCGCGCTCGGCACGGATCGCTCGGCGGTGCTGAATTCCTACTTCAACCAGCCGATGGTGAAGCAGGGGCAGACGCTCTTCAATCCGCAGTCGATCATCGGAAAGGAATGGCTGACGGGCAAACAGGGCCGTTTCGCCGAATTCGATGTCTATCTGGACGAGCAAATTCCCAGCATGACGGTCGGGACCTACGCCGGCGCCGGAGTAGTGAACGGGGCCAATCAGGTGGGTTACAGCATCATCACGAATACCTGGAACGCGGCTAGCTTGTCCCTCAGCCAGGGGCCGGGTGTCGATCACGTCACTTTCGCCGGTTGCTACGAGATCAACCTGCAATCGCGGCTCGTGGTGCCGAACGTCCTGAAGCAGTTCGCCGTCATTGCGCCCGTAACCGACGCGGCCGGCGCGGCCACGCTGCAAATCTTTCCCGCGATCATCCCCGGCGGTCCTTACCAGAACTGCTCGGCTTCGCCCACAAACGGCGGTGCCGTCACCATCGTGGGAGCTTCAGGAACCCTCTGTCAGACGGCGTTCGCGTTCCAGGAAGACGCCTACACGTGGGTGTCGATCCCGCTGCAGGACGTGAGCGGCCTGGGCGCTCAATGTACGGTCATGACAGACCCCGATACCGGAATCTCCATTCGCTGCATTCAGCAGTGGGATAACCGGCTCGGCGAAGTAACGAACCGCATGGATTTCGTCTGGGGCATCGCCCAAACGCAAGCCGACCGCAAATCGGTCATCATCTTCGGCTAGGAGACGAACATGAAAAACTTGATGAAATTCTCGATCCTTCTGGCCCTGGCCGCGTCCGTCGCCTTCGCTCAAACGGCTACGCCGAACACGACGCTTTGCGCGCCCATGACCTCAACACAGGCCTATGCGTGTCTGACGTCGACAACGAATGTCGTCAACCAGACCGGCCTATACGTCGATAACGAGCTCATGCTGGTGCAACTCGCTAATAATCAGGTGCTCGCCGCAACAAACGCTAATGTGCCGGTGAGCCGGAGCAACCGCTCGGGCCGTGGATCTCCAACCGCGCACGCAAACGGGGCAGTTGCGTGGCTTGCTCTTACGCCTGGACTCTCGGCGCTTCCCGGCATTACCGGATTTATTCACGGAATGCAGCTCGCCGACGTCGGACCCTGCACGCGGGCGGCCCAAATCTATTTGCCGCGAATCTGGGTCGATCTTGGCGTAAAGCGGGACTGCAATGGCGTTTGGGTACCCTACAACGAATGGGGAGATCCGGTCCAAGGGGCTCCGTTCCAGACTCTTTCGGTCAACGGCGCCATTACGGTGGCATCGGGAAACTACGTCATCACGAAAGCGGGCGTATTGGCCGATACGCTGGCGGCTCCCACGGCGGGAACCCAGGACGGCACGTTGATCCGGATCATGAGCACTACAGCCAACGCCCACACCCTTACAGCCACCGGATTGTTCCAGACCGGAACCGCTTCAGTCAACCTCGCAACCTTCGCGGCGCAAGCCGGGGCGGGTCTGGTCCTCATGGCCTACAACGGCAAGTGGATCGTTATCAGCTCGGTCGGGATCACGTTCTCGTAAAGGAGAGACATTATGGCAGTCCAGGCTTTTGAACAGAATTTCGGGATCGACGGACACGAACAGAGCGTCGAAACTTTCCGCAATGCGCACCATGGCAATACGGCTGCGCTGGTCAACTTGATGGAGGGCAAAAAGACGAACGCGCCGCGTCCGGTCTACGATCCCGATCACCAGGACAATCAGTGGCCCGTAATGGTCCACCATGCCGCCAAGGGCGAATTGACTGTGGGGCGCTCGCTCAAGGGCGTTGAGGACGCGCGTCTGCGTGCGCAGATCGTCAAAGACAACGAATCGGCGCTCGCCACGACACTGAAGACCGGGTACCGAGCCGAGCCTTACATCAAGCCTCAGGTTGCGGTCCACGACCCGGCAACCGAGAAGGCCGCACTGATCAAGCGCAATCAGGAGCTCGAGGGGCAGGTCACGGCCCAGGGCGATGCTCTGGCGCGAATGGACGAACGTCTGAAGGCGATGGAAACCAAGTCGTAAAAGGAGAAGACGATGGACAACAGAACAGACCTTTCGCAGGACTCGCAAGGCCAGAGCGTTGAAGGCAGCGCGGGCGGCGGGTTACGCCAAACCGGAGACTTGGGGGCGCCAGGGCATCCGCTCAGCATCACCACGCCCCACGGGCTGCACGCTCGCCTCAGCGATCTGCTGGGCAAGATTCGCAAGCTCAACATGAAGCCGGGCCAGGAACCGCCCAGAGGGCTGCTGCTCGATCAGATCGAAGCCGACGCCTCGGAACTAGTAGAGCATTCGCGAGCAGCGTTGCCGAATACCAAACCGGGCGAGCGGATTACGGGCGATCAGGTTGCCGCCGATCGGGCCTATCCAGAGGATCAGCCGCGAGCGGATCAGGTACGCCAGACCGAAACGGACATCCGCGACGAGGCGGCCAGGGAAAGCCCGGCACGCCCGCGCGCCAACGAGATGGCGTAAGGCTGTTTCGTTCGTAGAGGAAGTAGCACGGCGGGCTTACGCGCCGAGGGCCGTGGAAAGCGGCCCATGACTATTTATGCCCACTGGCCAAATCATCGTCAATGCCGCCCTGACCGATCTGGGGATTCTCGAACAGGGCGGTGTTCCCAGCACATCGGACTCTAACGATTCCCTGGCGGACCTCAACAGCATGTGGGGCGGCTGGGGAATCGACGAAGGGCTAATCTTCGGGGTCTCAACCGCTCAGTATGCGCTGGTCCAGAACGTCGGCACGTACGGGATCGGGCCTCTCGCCTCGCCGCCGTTCAATGTGCCGCTGCCAAGCAAAATCTATAAGGCGTTTTTCATCACATCTGGCGGACGGAACGAAATTGACATTGTGGACGCCATGCGGTACTTTGCCCACAACGATCTGGCGGCATCCGCCGTCTCGCCAGACGAGTTATACCCGGATTTCAATGTCAACCCCGCCACCGGATCAGCCACGCTCCGGCTCTGGCCTATTCACACCATCTCGGGAGCGAGCCTGGAACTCGAAACCGGCGCGACATTCAGCGGGTGGACCCTTGGCACCAATTACAATCTCCCGCAAGGCTACCAGGACGCCATTCAGGAGTGTTTGGCCTTCCGGCTGCTATCCAGGTTCGGCGTGGCCGTCGCCGAACAAGTAGCGTTACTTGTGACCGCGAAGGCTAAGGCCGCGGAAGCGCGTATTCGGGCCATGAACGCCTTCAACCGCAAACTACCTCCCGGCGCCAGTGCGCAGCCGGCGGCTGAAGCCGTGGCGGCTGGTGCACAAGGGAAGGCGTAGCAATGGCGCTCCTGACGGCGTTCGACTACCTGTATCAGTCCTTGCGCAAATGCGGGCAGATGCGGCCCGGCTACACCCCCGGCCCCGAGCTGCTCATGGACGGCCTCAACGAATGGTGGCTCATGTTCGACGGCTTCAACGCCGAACGGACCATGAACTACTCGAATCCCGACTTCGTGTATCCGGTGACAGGCCCAGGATCCCAGAACGGCGGACTGGGCTACACCGTCGGGCCGGTTGGCGCCGACTGGACCGGTCCCCGGCCCGATTCGATCATCCGGGCCAACCTGAAGTACGGAACCGGCACCGCCACCACCTATATCCACCTGAACCCGATGAGCCAGGAGCAATTCGCGGCGCTCTCGGTGCGCAATCTTCCGGCTACGGGAGTCACCACGGCGTTCTGGTACGATCCTCAGTTTCCCAATGGCGTCTTCAACGTGTTCCCGCCGCTGAACGCCAATTCGATCGAGCTGTTCACCTGGGGCGTGCTCGCGCCTCCAGGTCCGGCTATTCCGCCGACGCTCGCGGTCCTGTGGTCCGCGCCTCCCGGCTATGCCGATGTGGTGGTGTGGGGCTTGGCTGAGCGGCTGTGGCCGCTATGCACCAAGGACGTGATGGTCCACAAGCTGCCATTCGCCTTTATCTGCGGGAAAGCGAAGGCGGCGGCAGACAAGGTCCGTGCGGTAAATCGCCCGATACCGAAACTGCCGACCGATGGGCCGCATGGCGGGTTGCCGGGTGGCTATTTTGACAGGTTTGTGACTGCGACGGGGGAACCGTACTGATGAAACTGTGGTGTATTCTTACGTTCGCTTCCGTGCTGCTCGCCCAGGCTCCGCAGGGTCCGATCATTCCCGGCGGCATCCCTGGAACCTCCGGCGCGGGCGCTCCCTCGAATCCGTGTCCCAGCGCGGGCGCGCTCTATACCGACAGCGGCGGCACTGAATATTTCTGCCCGAGCGCGGGCGGGAACTGGGTTGCGCTCGGAACCGGATCGGGCACGGTCACATCGGTTTCTTTTCCCGCAATCCCATCTTGGCTAACGGCCTCGGTCGCTACGGCTACCACTACGCCAGCTATCTCTGTTACTCCCACGGCGGCTCAGGCTTCGCACCAGGTCATCGGCACGTGCAACGCCGGAACCACCTTCGCGCCGTGCTTGCTCGTGCTGGGAGATTTGCCTTCGGGTCTGGGATTGACGGCAAGTCCGCTCTCGCAGTTCGCCTCGACTACATCCGCGCAGTTTGCGGGCGTTATCAGCGACGAATCCGGCACAGGTCTGGTGGTTCTGAACAACGGGCCGACGCTAATTGCTCCCGCCCTGGGAACTCCCGCCAGTGGCGTGTTGACGAACGCAACTGGACTGCCGATCAGCACGGGCATCTCTGGACTGGGGGCAGGTTGCGCCGCTTGGCTGGCAACTCCGTCGAGTGCCAACTTGATAACCTGCGTTACCGACGAAACGGGGTCCGGTGCGCTGGTTTTTGCAACATCCCCCGTATTTGTAACTCCGGCGCTGGGAACTCCGGCAAGCGGAGTGCTCACGAATGCGACCGGGTTGCCAGTAAGCACCGGGATTTCTGGTCTTGGAGCTGGCGTGGCGACATTTTTGGCGACGGCTTCCAGTGCCAACTTCGCGGCGGCAATAACCGACGAATCGGGAACGGGACTCGTGATCTTGCAGACCAGCCCGACCATCGTGACTCCGACTATCGCATCTTTCACGAACGCAACCCACAATCACCAGAACGCGGCGGGCGGCGGTGCTCTGGATACGGCGGCGATTACAACCGGGACACTCCCGGTCGCGCGCGGCGGCACTAATCTGGGGTCGGGTACCAGTGGCGGCGTGCTGTGCTATACGGCATCGGGAACGCTGGCTTCCTCCGGCGCGCTAACCGCCAACACTCCTGTGATCGGCGGCGGGGCTGGTGTGTGTCCAGGCTCGGCGACCGTAAGCGGCACTGGAACCGTTTTCCCCACGACGGCGAGTCCCACGATTACAACCCCTACCTTCACAACCAACTTCACTTCTCCAATTTGGAAGCCTCCATCGGATTCAACGACCGCGATCCAGGTCACCAAAGCAGACGGTTCCACGGTGGTAATGGATATCGATACGACCAATAGCCAGATAGGACTTGGTTGTACGCCCGGAACAACTTTTGAGGCTTGCAGAAACCAGAACGGCGCTACGCTTATACGCGTAAGTAACACAACGGCGGGTACTACCTCGAAGGCTTCATTCACAACCAAATCGGATGTCTCCTCGGCGGAGTTCGCCACTTATTCATCTACCACGAGTACCTATGGATCTTTGGTGGCAAATGTAAGTTATGTGTACACGGCTGCTGCCGCTGGCTTAGCTTTCATGGTGGATAATGCCTCGGGAGGTATCGTGTTCGCTACTGGAGGGAACGCGGCACGTGTCGGCTTCAATGCGGATGGGACTGTTCAATTCAAGAGGGTTCTGACTGTAGCGACTCTGCCAACCTGCAACGGAGCAGCCGAAGGGACATACTCACAAGTCAATGATGCTTTGGCTCCGGCATTTCTTGCAACGGTCGTTGGTGGCGGAGCGGTTCATACCGCAGTATATTGCGACGGAACCAACTGGAAGGCTAATTAGCATGTCCGATCCTGTGATGCTCGCTCTCATCGTGGCCGTAAGCGGAGCAATGACGACGGCGCTCGGAATCCTCAACACCACGCTGGCGCGCCGAGCCGATAGCCGAGGCCAGCGCAACGAAGAGCATCTGGTGGACTTGAAACAGAGCAGCGCCGAACTTGCCAAAAACACAGATGGCCTCAAGGACGCGCTGGTCAACGCCACCAAAGACGCCGCACTTCGGGAAGGTCTCAAGCTTGGATCTGAGTTGTCGGTCGGAAAGCCTGGCCCTCCAGGTCCGCAAGGCGAGCCGGGTCCGCAAGGCGAGCACGGCGAAACGGGAGCGACCGGAAAGGTCACATTTTGAACTGCCTCATGAATAGATATTTTGCCTTGTTGCTCGCCTCAGCGGCTCTCTACGCCCAGGCTCCGGTTGCTCCGTTCATTCTCTATCCTGTCAACGGCGGAAGTGGCGCGGGAACCTTCACGGCTCACGGCGTGCTGCTGGGCGAAGCTACAAATCCCTTTGGTGTCGCGCCGCCCTTGACTGCGGGCTGGTGCTTCACATCGAACGGCCCCTCGGTCGATCCCAGTTTCCAGCCATGCGCGGGCGGAGGTGGTTCTTTTCCGACTACAGTAGCGCACGGAGGAACCGGAGGGGATTTCTCGGCTATCGCGAAGGGTGGCATGCTGGCGGGCATCGGCGGGGGAGCTTTAGATATCCTGCCTGCCTCTTCGGACGGGAAAATTCTCTCGCTCGACTCAACTGCCGCAACCGGCTTGAAGTGGATCGCGGCGGCGGGTGGTGGAACAGTCACCAGCATCAGCTTCTCGGCTCCGTTGACGGGCGGCACAATCTCAGGAAGTGGAACCGTGGGGTGTCCAACCTGCCTTACGGCCTCGGGCGGTATTCTCCCGTATTCGGGTGGCGGAACGAACGCCTCAACGGCCTGGACGCAAGGCTCCATCCTCTTCGCGGGAGCGAGCGCGTTTGCGCAGGACAACGCTAACCTTTTCTGGGACGCCACGAACCACCGCTTGGGCATCGGGACAACGGGACCATCAAGAAAGCTCTACGTGGCTGTCAGTGGATCGGCCAGCAGCACAAACCAAGTCACGGTGGGAGGCTATCAGGCCGCATTCGAAGTATTCAACGCAGCAGCCACAGCGAACTGGTATTTCGGCGTGAATGACGCGGATCAGAACGCGCTCTACATCGGGACCGGCTACTCTCCCGGCCAGGGAATCAACCCGACCCTGGCAATGCTGGGCGGGGGCGGTGGGGCTGGCGTGGCGTTCTTCGGAGTTGGCCCGACCGCTTGGGGGAATAACTACGGACAGGTCAACATAGTCGCGAACAGCGATAACGTGGCGTGGTTTCGAAGAACGAGCGCAAACGAGGGACTGATCCGGTTCGATCACTATAACAACGGCGGGGCGACTCCGCAGGCCATCTTCGCCATGGAAGGATACAGGGGAACGGTCGCTTCGCCCACAACCGTTCAATCCGGGGACATCTTAGGAGTACTCGACTGGCGAGGATACGACGGAACGATCATCAGCGACACCGCCGCGCAGATCATGGGGTATACCACTCAGACCTGGACGAACGTAGCGCACGGCGCGGCGATGAAGTGGTCGACCACTCCCAACGGAAGCATCACACCGGTGGTGCGCATGATCATCGACCAGACCGGAAAAGTAGGGATTGGGCCAAATAATCCCAACTCTCTGCTCGAAATCGCGCTGACGAACGGCGATCCCACGGTAGCGATGGGCAACACTGCATCGGCAACCGGCGGAGCGCACTTTCCTCAATTCCAGATGTACAACTATGATGGAACCGGTTTCGGCGGCGCGGCGATCCTGAACGTCAATTTCAGCCGTGGCAGTTCCATCGCCCCAACGGCCACGCAATCCGGCGACATTCTGGGCTACATCCAATTTCAGGGAATGGACAACGCCTCGACGTTCCGGGGCGCTGGCTACATCCAAGCGTCGGCGGCTGGCACATTCACATCGAGCAGTGCGCCGGGGAAGATGTCTTTCTTCAACACGCGCTCGAGCAGCGTGACGCCCACGCTTGCGATGTCGATCCAAAAAGACCAATCGCTCGACCTGGCTCCGCGGGTATTCTCGACGCTCGACGCATGCGCGGCTGGAACCGAAGGCGCTATGGCGGCTATTACGGACTCGACCACAAACACGTGGGGAGCAACCGTCACGGGCGGCGGCGCGAACCACATCAAGGGATATTGTGACGGCTCAAATTGGACGGTCGCGGCAAAATGACAAACCCTATGAACTTTTTCTCCATCAACATCGCCTATGACGCGCAAGGCACGCCGGACACTCGCCCGAACACATGGGGCGATGCCGCCTACTTCGACTCCAAGGTTCCGTTCATCAACGTGCCGGAGGGCCACCGGGTCCGCATCACGCGCGTGTATGGTGATCACATCGCGTGGCCGCACGGCAAGATTGCGGACGGCACCATGGCCGGGGTCCTGTTCGGCATCATCACCAGCTCATCGGGACAAAGCCCGTTCGTCGCGCCGGGCCTCGGCAGCTCGGGATGCTTCCTGTACATCCAGCAAGGCGTGGGCTCAGTTCCAGCTCGAGCTCCGTTTGACTTCGATGTCAGCCTCGGCGGGCTGCTCGATGCCGATCACGTCGCGACATTCCGGCAAGCGGTGTACCTGAACGAAACCGGAGTATCGATTCACCAGGAAGTAACGATGGTGGTGGAGTTCGAATATGAAGCGGCTCCTTAGCGTTCTCGCGTTCACAGTGGCGGCGGTCGCTCAGACGGCGGCGCCCATGCCTTCGCCTGAAGTGCAGTACCTCGACAATACCGGCGCTCCGTTGGCGAACGGAAAGCTGTGCAGTTACATCGCAAATACGAGCACGCCCCTGGTCACCTATGTCGATTCAATCGGGACTCCCAACACAAACCCAGTCACGCTCGATTCAGCCGGGCGGGCCTCGCTGTGGGGTGCGGCAAACGGGGTTTTGTACAAGCTGGTACTTCGCTCGGGCGGCACGGCTTACCCGGCATCGGACGCCTGCACCACCGGAGCCATACTTTGGTCGCAAGACAATATCCCCCTCCCCGGAACCGGAGGGCAGGCCGTCCTCAACTCGCTCTACGTGATCCAGACCGGCTCGGGATCTTCTGGAACGGGGGGGTACATCGACCTTCCGCTCATCACCTACCCGAACACTACTTGTCTGGATATCTACGGCAATGTGGTCAACCAGCCCAAGCCCACACCGGGAAGCGCGGCTTTTCAGAACGCCGATGCGATCCTGTGGAACAGTCCCAGCCCGCTGGCGGGAGTCTCGCCGCCAGGGTGCGCCACGATCCTGCCACAGCAAGCCATCTCAGGCTTGAACCTCAATACGTACCTGTTCGCCATGGGCGGGCTTGCCACGAGCAACATCCAGTACAACAGCATCCAATCGCTCAACGGCGGCGCGTATGTGAAGCTCGGCTACACGGCGGATCAGGCGCTCTATCTGCTGAACCATGCGACCTCGCCCAGTCTGAACAATCCATCGGCGGGCTATGGCGCGTTCGCTCACAAGGCCGGATCGGTCTTCTGGTACTACAACGACATCACGACTACCTGGTCATCGGTCGATCTATCGTCCATCGGAGGCGCGGCCGCTGGTCCGGCCATGGCGATACAGTTCAACTCCTCCCCGGCCGGAACCTTCACCGGCGTGGCAAATCTTGAGTACAACCTGACTACCCAGGCGGTCATCAACATCGGCAAGACGGGCACGGCCGGGATTGTGAACCTCACGAGCTACGTGCAGAGCGATCAGGGCTTTGTGGGAGTCAACAATGCAACCCCGAGCACCCCCCTGCCCTACAATACGTTCCAGGTTCCCACGGGAGGAATGCAGGCGCTTACTTTCTCGGCCGTCAACTTTATCCAGAGCGGGATCTGCTGCGGGACTGTTGGAAGCCCGACCGCTGGGCCGCCACCGCTCACTACCGGTATGGCGGGGTTCAAGCGGGGCGACATGTACTGGGACCTCGCTACCGCGGCAGAGTTGGTCTACAACGGCACGGCCTTCGTCGGGCTGGGAGGAGGAGGCGGGGCTTCGGTCGGAGCCGCTGGGCAAGTGCAAATCAGTGGCGGCGGCGGGGCTTTCGCGGCATCGGCCAATTTCACCTTTTCGAGCCAGCTCATGACGGTTGTGTCTGTCAACTCTGGCTCCCCGGGCGTAATCGTCTATCCGGGCTGGCTGCAAGCTGATGGAGGACTGCTGGCCGTCAACCATACGGCTCCGGCTACAGCGCTTGCCTGGAACATCGTGCAGGCTCCCACGGGCGGTATGGCGGCGATGTCGTTCACGGCCGGCAATGGAGGCACCGGCGGCTACGTCCAGACTGGACATGGAGCCTATGCGGCGGGCGTAGGTCCAACAGCCACCACCGGGGGAACGGTTACCATCGCCGGAACGATCACCTACAGCGACACGCTGAATTGCGAGATCGTCTACAGCGGCGGTTCCTGGGCGTGCATGACCGGAGGCGGCTCGGGAGTTTCAAGCATCAACGCGGGCAGCGGGGCCCTCACGGGAGCCATCGTGCTCCAAGGAACGACAAACGAAGTGATCCTGAACCCGGTCGGCAATACGATTACCTTTTCGACTCCGCAACCGCTCGATACCGGAGCAAACGTGATCTTCGCCAATATCCAGGGCAACGTGCATACAGGGAGCGAGTTCAAATCAACTGTCTCCGGCGGACTCAATGGATTCGATCTTTCCAACGGAAACTTCACCGTCGACGGAAACGGCAACCTGCGAGTCAAAAACAGCCTCGTGGTCACAACCGGGGCCGGGGCGGGATCGATCCAGACTACCGGCGGGATCACGGCCTTGCTCGGGAGCACCTTCAGCGGAGGAATCACCACCGGCGCCAGCTCCAACAGCGCTATCACGATTGGATCGGCGGGAAACTTCTACACGCGGTTCTTTTCGGGCGGCGCTCCATCGTGCGCGGGCGTGGCGGATGGCTGGCTCGCGCTCAATACCAGCAACCAGCAACTCTACGTGTGTATCGGCGGCACGGAGTACCACACGGGCCCGCTCACCACGCCGTAGTAGAATGGTCGGCATGAAAACACTCAAGGCCTCGTGCCTGATTCTTCTCGGACTCGCCTATGTGGCCGTAAACGCAGATGGACAGCAAGCGCAAAAAGGAAAGATGGACTTTCCTCCCACGGACGTGCGCGCGGTCAAGAATGATGTTGGAGCGAACTTGGCCGCACCAGACGGAAGCGACAAGCCAGCCAAGCCCACTATTGAATCGCTCCAGAATGAAATCGCGGACCTGAAAACCGGCATCGCCCAGCGCGACACCGCGATCAAGCAGCTCCAGGCGGCAGCGGAGAGCTGGCTGAAGCAATTCAACGGCTGCATGGGAGAGTTGATCATGGCGAAGTCGGCCGAGAAGAAGTGATGTCGACGCCCGCCGGATCGAGCGATGTTCGCCGGCAAGCCTCGCTGCCCCTGGCGATGCAGGCCTCCATCGCCCGATCTGGCGTGGGCGGATCCGCTCGCCGTTCCCGATGGTGCTGGCCACCCTCGCTACTTCTGGCGTTTTCGGCCGCTCTCGCCGGGTGTGGCGATTCCGCCGGCAAACTCGCTGTTTCCGGCGGCGCGAGATCTCCATGCCTCGTCAATCGCGTTGAGCAAGCACCGGCGTTCCAGGGTTGGCATTGCGGTGAGCTTCGCGACCCAGCGCTTTTTCTTCCGACCGATGCGCTCCCGCTCACGGAAGTTGGTTCCCAGATACCTGTAATCGTGCAGCGCAACCGGCGTCGGGTAGTTGTACCAGAGGTGCTCGGTGGTCCGCTGTCCCGCGCGGTTCGTGGTCTGGAACGTGGTGTGGTTCCAGTCCTTCAGCGTCTTCGCGTACATCTCCGACCAGTAACCAGAGATCATCACCATGGCCGGGATCTTCCGGAGGACTCGCAGCAAATGGCGATGCTGGCGATCGGAGAATTCGTGTTGATACAGCGGCCCGCTTCGCCGGGTGCTCATCAGATAGGGCGGGTCGCAGTAGACCAGCTCCTCGAGGCCCCATCGCCGTTTCTCCAGATAACCGATCGCGCATCGCCGGAGGAAGCGGTACCCGCGGCCATCGCCATTCGCGGCGGTAGGGACGTCGGCATCGCCGAAAGCAGCGTGGAGGACCGCATCGCGCGTTCTGGCGAGCACAGCAGCTTGAAGATCCAGGCCGATGTTGAGCGCCGCTGGTCGCTTGAGCCGCATAATCGCGCCGCCTCCAAGGAACGGCTCGATGTAGGTCTGGTGGGGCGGCATAAGGTTGATAATGGTCTGGTAGACGCCAGCTCCGTTCTTTCCGCCTGGGTAGGTCATTCCTGCAGCATCGCTGAATCCGGCGAGAATGTCAAGCCCTCGAGCTGGCATCGCCGGAAACGACGCGCGGATCCCAAATCGCCGGAAACGGCGGGCCTCGAGCAACTGCGGAAACGGCGAGGGGCGCCCATCGCTGCTCATGGCGAGAGGATCCACGCATGAGCCAGCCCTTCCCCGGCTTCGTGGGCCCGAGCTATCAGCTCTCGAACAAGTACGCAGCCGTGGAACGCACCGTAAATTTCTACCTGGACGTGAACGAAGCGCCAGCGGAAGAATCCAAGTTCCGCATGGCGCTGGCTCCATCGCCGGCGAACGCGCCGTTCTCTCGCCTTCCGGTTCCATCGCCATTCAATCAGCCGTGCCGCGGACTTCTCGAGCTGCGCGGGAACGTGTTCGGCGTGAACGGCACCACGCTGTTTTTCCTGGAACCGGGCGGCGGCATGAGGGCGCTGTCGAATAACATTGCGGACGACGGCAAGCCGGTTTCGATGGTGGCTAACGGCAACGGTCAGATCTTCGTGGCGAGTGCGGGGCGCGGTTATACCACCGAAGGGGGACTCACCGGTTGGGTTGAGGTCGATCCGACGCACGCGGACTTTCTGGGCGCGTCCTATGCGACGTTCCAGGACGGCTACATTATCGTGTTGACGCCGGGCCCCCCCACCACGATGGGATCGCCCGCAAAAGCAAACCAATTCCAGATCAGCGGAAACGATCTGGTTCCCCTGGGAGACGCGGGAGTGTGGAGCGCGGCCAACGTCTCGATCCAGGCAGGCCAGCAAGACAACTTGGTAGCGATCATCTCTTCGCGCGAGTACCTGAGGATTCTGGGAGAACGGCGCTCGCAGATCTACTACAACGTCGGCAACAACGGCATCGGTGGGTTTCCGTTCCAGAGTTATAACGAGACGTTCATCGAAACAGGTTGCGGGGCGGCTTTCTCTCTCGCCGATATGGGCGATTCGCTGATTTGGATCGGCCAGGATGCCAGAGGGCAGCGTGCGTGCTGGCGAGACGCGGCGTTCCAGCCGCAACGTATCTCTACCTTCGCAGTCGAGCAAACCTGGGCCGGATACGCGCGGGTTGACGACGCTATTTCGTTCCCGATGATCTGGAACGGGCACCTGCAATGTCAGATCACCTTCCCGGCAGCGGGCAAGACATGGCTGTACGATGCCACGGCCTCAATGATGCTGGGGCGTCAAGTCTGGACCGAGCGCAACTACACGAATGCCAGAGGCCAGCAGACGGCCCGGAGCGAGCAGTTCCATTGCTTCGCCTACGGAAAGCACCTGGTGGGATCAACCGGACTCGACGGAAACCCGGGCGCTGTCTACCAGTACTCCGACGCCACGGATTATGATTGCGGAGTTGACATCAACGGCGCTCAGGCGCTCATGCCGATTGTGAGTGACCGTATCTGTCCGCACATCTGGCACAACAATAAGCGGATCATCCACAACCGCCTGGAATTAGAGCTTGCGAAGGGAACGGGCAGCGACGGCGGAAATCCAGACCCCAATCCCCAAATGCTGCTGCGCTGGTCGAATGACGATGGCAATACCTATGGCCCGGAGTACAATCTCCCGGTCGGGCAGATCGGAGATTTTAAGCGCATGACCTACCTGAACCGGCTGGGCTACGCCAGGGACCGCGTGTACTGGCTTCGCGCCATCGGAGGCGCGCGGCGGGGCATCGTCAATGCGGAACTGGATATCATGGAGTTGGCTTCCTGATGAGTCCCGCGCTTCCACCACCACCGCCCCGCTACGGACCTGGGAACGCAGGCCCCACCACGGATGCCGATTGGCGCGTCCTGAACGCCTTCCTGGTAAAGCTCAGGCAGTTCATCGTTAATCTGGTCAGTCCGCCGACCCGCACTGTGATTGCGCCAGCCTCGAATATTCCGTTCCGCAATGAAGGCGTGCGAACCGCAACGCTGGTCATCACCACCGGCGGAACAGTATCGGCCATTGCGATCAGTGCGGATGGCATAAATTACGATTCGTGGGCTCCGGTCGATCCGGTGATAGTGATCCCCTTCCCGCTGGGCGCATGGGTGAAGCTGACTTTCACGGTTGCGCCGGTTGTGGTGGAGTACTCGTGATCGCAAAGGCCACCACTGAAGATCTGGAGCGGATGGAGCCAACTGCACGCAAGTTCTACAACTCATCCCGATTCCTTCGTGTCTTCGAAGCCAGCCGGTTTATTGCGCTGTGGTCTTCGCTTTTTTCCGCTGGAACCGGCGTCATTTTCGTTGTGCGCGAAAACGATCAGATCGTTGGCGCAATCGGCGGCGTCGTCTATCCCGAGCCATACTCGGGCGATTTGATAGCGCAGGAATTCTTCTGGTTCGTAGAACCCGAGTATCGCGGCGTTGGTATGCGCCTCTACTTCACTTTCGAAGGCTGGGCGCGGGATCGCGGCTGCGAAGAGATCCGTATGGGCCACCTCCACGACCTGATGCCCGACAAGATAGCGGCGGTTTATCGTAGACTTGGATTCAGTGCAGTTGAAACGAACTACAGCAAGCGGCTAACAAAGGTTGAGCGCCAATTGGCGGGGTGACGTCTTCGTCGGAACAACCACAGCACTCATCATGGGCGGTCTGGCAGCAGCCGGAGCGGTAGGCGGAGGCTTGCTCCAAAAGAGCGCCGCCGAAACAGCAGCCCAGCAGCAGCAGAAAGCCGACACCGCCGCACTCGATTTCCAGAAGCAAGTTTACGCCGATCAGCAGTCGCGGCTCGCTCCCTACATGGAAGCGGGCAGGCTCTCGCTGTCGAAGCTGATGGAGGCGATTTCATCAGGCAAGTTCGGGCCGGGTTCGCTCGGCGCTCCCCCGACCGCCCCAACGCCCGGAGTCGCGCCGACGAACGTACCGGAAGCCCCCGGAGCCTTTACCGATAAGTTCAAAGTGCCCGAAGGCGCGCCCGGTGCGTTCGTGGCACCGACCGCCGAGGAAGCCCGCGCGACACCCGGTTATGAGTTCACGCGGACGCAGGGCGAGAAAAGCATCCTGCAGGGCGCGGCGGCCGCCGGTGGCGCAATCAGCGGCGGTACTCTCCGGCGACTCGGCGAGTACAATACCGGCCTAGCCGAAAACACCTACGGCGATACGTTCAACCGTTCGCTGGCCACACACCAGACGGCGGTGGGCGATTACATGAACAAGTTCAACCAGTCCCTTGCCGACTTCGGGACTGGAGTAACCGGGTACAACACAAACCTCCAAGGCTATCAGGCGCGGCTGAACGCCTTCGCCGAAAAGCTGGGAGCGTTCCAGGTGCAGGATGCTTCGAACCTATCGCACTACGGCCAGAGCCTCAACGAATTCCAGGTCAAGGAAGGTGCTCAGCAGCAGGAGTTCAACCAGTTACTCGCTCCATTGGGAGTCGGCCAGAGCGCGGTTAACGCCGTCAACACGGCGGGCTCGGGCGCGGCGGTCAACATCGGCAACCTGATGACGCAGATCGGGAATTCGCAGGCGGGCGCAACGCTAGGCGGCGCGCAAGCCATCAGCGGGGCAATCGGCAGCGGTACCAACAGCCTCATTCAATCGTTGCTGTTCAACCAGCTTTTCGGTGGCAATCCCGCCAGCAGCCAGCCGAATAATCTTTCGGGCCTGGTGGGGCTTATTGCTGGGCAGGGGATCGGGCCTGGAGGCACGCACTGATGCCCATTGATCCGGCATACCTCGAACTTCGCGCTCCGCAGATCCAATCGCCTCTGCAAAGCATCGGCCAGCTCATGCAGATGCGCGACACGATGAGCCAAGTGGCGTTGCGGCAAGCGCAGACGCAACACGCTCAGCAGCAGGCGGCGGAACAGGAAGCGGCCACCGCGCAAAAAAACCAGCAGCTTCATGATCAGAATCTCATCCAGCAACATTTTTTCCAGAATCCAGCCGACGCGAAGAAGGTTGGAGAAACCGGCGATTACTCCATGTTCCGGGGTAGAGTGTCCGAAGGGACGATCAACGCTCTCACGCTGGCGGGGGCCGAATCTGTAAAAAACCTTCAAGCTGCCAGAACAGGAAAGCTCGCGAACGATCTGACGGTAGCGAACCAGATCGGCAAAACTTTGGATTCCCTCAAACTCGCAGGCCAAAAAGACCCAGCGAAACTTCCTGAGTTTTATCAATCCGCAATTCAAAACATGACCCAAGAGGGATTGCTGAAAGATCTCCCCGCCGGTTCAGTCCCCCCGACCATCAATTCGATGGACGATCTAAATTCGCTCGCGGTGAAGCACGGTCTATGGGCCGGTATGACCGAGGCGGCGCTTAAGCGCGAGAAGGAGCAGGGTGCAATTGCGGAGACGGCGGCGGGTACGGCGCTCAAGGGATCGCAGAAAGCCGAGGCTGATGTAAAGGTAGCGGCGGAACAGCGGCAAGCCGACGCTTCGCTGGTTGCAACCGCACTCGATTCCAAAGTACCAGGCGCGGTCGATAAGGTTCTGGCCTCGCTCCCGCCCGAACGCGCGGCGATTTTCCAGGGCGTGAAAGACGCCGCGACGGCGCGGCATCTCGGCATGACGCCGGAGCAGCAAGTAACGACCGAGATGACGGCGCAGCTCCACGCCATGACGGCGGCGCACCAGCATGAAATGGAGCGGCAGGGCAAGAGCCGCCTGGGGATCGAAGGCGCGCGGCTGAATCTCGAACGTGAGAAGGCCGGCTTCGATATGGCGGGCGGCATCTCTACAACGGCGAAAGCGATTGCGAATGGGGATCTTGATCCGGCAACGGTGCGCGCCATGTTGCGCCGGATGCCTGGACTCATCGGCCAAGTAAAAGCGGCGGACCCGAACTTCGACGAAGCCAACATCGAGAAGCGCTACAACACCCTGAAGGAATTCACCAGCTCGTCGATGGGCAAGGCGGGCGGGCAGGTGCTCGCGCTCAACACGCTCATCCACCACGCGGACCTCTACATGGAAAGTGCGGAGGCGTTGAAGAACGGAACCTTCCGTCCTGGCAACGCGATTTACAATCGAGTCGCAACGGCGTTCGGTGCGGCCCCGCCGACTCAGGCGAATCTCGTCGCGCAATTCTTCGCGGGCGAAACCGGCAAAGTAGCAACCGGTGGAGTCCCGGCTGAAGGCGAAATCAAGCGCATCGTGGAGAATCTGGGAAGTAGCAACAGCCCCGATCAGATCAAGGCGGCGGGCGGTGCGCTGTTGCAACTGGCGGCGGGCCGCTCAACTTCGCTCATTGAAAAAGTGAAGGATGCGAAACTCGATAATGTTGTCCATGTATTCGGCCCCAGCGCGCAAGAAATTCTGACGCGGCGCGGCATGGACCCGCAAACCATGAAGCCGATCTCGGGCGGCGGTGGCGGCGGAATGATCCGCGTTCAGATTCCGGGACATCCGCCAGGCCAAATCCCAGCCGATCAAAAAGACTCTTTCCTGAAAACGCATCCTGACGGCAAGGTGTTGTAATGGGAACTCCGGCTGAGTCCGTTGATCCGTACGCCAAATTTGGAGGCGCGGCCATCGCCGATCCTTATGTGAAATTCGGCGGCTCCGCAGTACACGATGACATGGAGGAGCCGGGCCAAGCTCGCGGTTTCTGGCAAAGCCTGAAAGACGCGGCGAGCCAATACAACCCCATCGAAATTCTTAAGGGAATCTGGCAGCATCCGCTCGGATCGGCGCACGATAACTTGAAAGCAACCGGCGAAGCCATGCACATCATGGGCACTGCCGAGAAAGAGAAACGGGACCTTACTCGCCAAGAGCAAGCGCGATTGGATGAACTGGCAGGCTCCCTCCAGATGCCGCAAGGATTCAGCGTTCTCCCCCTGGGAACGGAGACGGCGGCGCGGTCGATTCAGCAAGGTCTACCGCGAAGCGTGGGCGGCGAAGGCGACATACCCGGTGCGGTCGGCACTGCGGTAGGCGGCTACGGGGTTCCAGCAGCCACAGCGGGCATCGTCAAGGGCGCGGTCAAGGTCGCTCCGGTAGTTGGGCGGGCGGTAGTGGCCGGAGGCTCCAAGGCCGTTCCGGCTCTCACGCGAGCGGCGGGAGCGGCCGGCGGTGCCTATCTCGGGCACGTCATGGGACCAGGGGGAGCTACGGCCGGAGCTTTGGTGGGAAAAGAGATCGCCAACTCGCTCTTAGATGCGGTGCGCGCCGTCGTGAAGAAAGGCGAGCCGCTTGCCGCGGAAACGCCCGTAGCCGCCCCCGAGGTTAGCTCCCAGGCCGCTGCCGTTCAAGGCTATTCACCAGAGATCATCGACGCTCTGGAAAAGCACCTGAACCAGCACTTGGATGGGCCTGTAGCGGCCCCAGCGCCCGCGCTGGTTCCAGCACCAGCGGAAGCCCCGCCTATGCCGGTTGCCCCTCCCGAGCCAGCCCCAGCGCCTCCGGTGGCCCAACCTGCCCCGGTTGCCGAAACTGTTCCACGTGGAACATCCGAGCCCAGCGGCCCCGCCCCAACCTCCAAGGTGGTAGACCTGCCCGCTGCCCCCGGTAGCAACCTTGGAGCTTCTAAGCTGATGAGCGAAGAGGGCTTGACGCGGTACGCCCGGGAGAACGGCATCACGGAAGATTTGGCGCGCGAGCATCTGACGGCGGACGGCTATTTTATCATCGGGCGCTCGAAGCTCAACCGGGCGCTGCACGGCATGGGTTCTGAGCTGGGCTTGGATCACGACGCGCTGAGCGACGTTGCGAAAGAGTCTTTCGGCGTCAAGTCGATGACCCAGATGAGCCAGGAATCCATGCTTGAGCTGTACGAACACCTGATGGGGCGCCGGTCGATCAGCGAGCCCCTGCTGCCTAAAGGTTCCGTTGCAACCACTGCGGCGGAAATGATGGAAGCGGCGCTTCCGCCTTCGCTCCGGAATAACCCAAAGGCTCTGGCGGCCGCTCGCGCTCTCAATTCGGAGTTGAGCAAAACCACCACCGTAGGCGATATGATGACAAAGGGGAAACCATGAAGATTCGGCTTGCAACATTGTTACTCGCGCTGCTGGGTCCTGTTTTCGGACAGCAGTTCCAGCGCTGGGGAGCCACCACGGGAGACGTTGCGCTTTCGGCTGCGGCGACGGCGGCGACGATCCAGCAGCCCGCCACGAACGCGAGCCAGGTGCTTATCGATCAGATCGTGGTGTACTGCTCGGTCGCGTGTTCAGTCACCCAGGCGGCCAACGGATCTGCGGCGACCTCTACGGCCGGCACGGTTACTCCGATTCTGCCGACGCAGCTCAGCCTGATCCTGCCCTTGACCTTCTGGACCGCGAGCAACGTAGGGGCGGGAACCGCTCAGGGCGGCATCGTCCATGTTCCGGCTGGCGCTACAGTCACGCTCTGCCTGAGTCCCGCGTGTGGGGCGCCCGCACAGGTAACGCTCGGGGCCGGTGGTGGGACCGGAACCAACTACACGCTGACGGTCGGCTCAATCACCGGGACCGCGAACATCACGTTCTACGGGCGGACCGCTTCCTAGTCGGCGAAAAAGTCTGGATCGCTTGAATCTATCGCATACATCTCCAAGCGTCCGCCTAGAGGTATACGCCCCACCAACATCGGCGCAGTGATTTCAAGGGCGATAATATATTTGGCTGACAGGGATGCTAGAATCGGGGGATGGACGAGCAAAAGTATGTACTCGTCACAGCTTTCATTACGATAACCAAAGCCCTGTACGCACACATCCACGAACTGATGGTTGGGATGCAGGTCCTTCGTGTCGCTCTGATGAACGCTAAGACTCTCCCCGTTCCGGCGGATTATCTAATACGCCTTGATGGCGACATTCGCGCCGATCCTCGGATGCAGGCGGCAATGGAAGCGGTGAAGGCAATGGAGGACCTAGATACGAGCGAAAAGCTAGCTGAGCTTCTAAGGAAGTTTGAAGGACCAATTCAATAGACTTCAGAATCCTGTTTTTCATGATGCTCCTCGGGGCACAGTTTGTGCCATGATAGTATCGGAGCACCTGAAAAAACAGGTGAGGTTTTCTGGAAGGCTGAACGCTTCAAGCTTGGCGGCACGGCGCGTTCGATCCTTTCCGTTAGTCGTAGTGTACCACGGCTACGGCGGAAAGGTGTGCATGCTCGCCGTCAGCCATCTAAACGAGAACCATCCAGCGCCGGGAGAAGCAGCCGCCCTTGTGCGGTCGCTGTTCTGCGGATTGCGGCCAGGAGAAAAGAGAGTGGCTGTATACGTAGCCTTTTCGGATGAGGCGACCATAGCAGACGCCGATGGGGAGTTTCTCGTCGCTGGATATGTGGCCTCCGAGGAAACTTGGCCTTGGATAGCCGCAGCGTGGCAGGACAGAGTTCTCGATGGTTCTCCACCCATACCGTATCTCCACATGACGGATATCCGCAGCAGAGCATGGCGGCAAAAGAATTCAATATCCTACCATGAGGCTGAGAACAGAGTCGCTGAAGCCGTTCGCATTCTTTACGGAAGCGGGAGCCTCACCGCAATGGCTTCAGTGATTAAGAAGAAAGACATACGTGAAATAGTTCATAGCCGGTATCCGAACAAGAAAGACATTCCCATCGGTTTCGAGGAGCCGGATTACTTGTGCTACATGGCTTACGTCGGCATCATGCTCATCAGGGTCAGCGCTATCTATCCCGACGCAACACGCGTGAACTTCATAGTGTCTCGAAAGAGCAAACAGGTCACCAAGGGACTCAATGCCGTTATTGAAGTGACCAAAGTGTCCGTGAACGAGCATAGGCCAGATCTCGCGCCTCTTTTGGGGGATCTGATGCCAGCTTCGCCAGAACTGCAACTTCCACTTCAGGCGGCTGATGTACTCTGTTGGCACTTGCAGCGCTACTACAGTGGAAGCTTTAAGAGAACCGAAGAAAACCGCATGTGGTATTTACTGAAAGAACGTGACGGAGCGATACACAACTGGGACAGAGAGGAGCTAGAAGACTATTTTGACGATTCGCCGCGAACGGAGTAACATCGAAGCATGAAGCCCCGCCACAAGGCAGAGATGATTGAAGGGCCGGACGGCGTGAACATCGTAGAGACGTTGCGGGAGATGGCTGCGGCTGGAATCAAGATCGAGCTCAAGTCTTTGCCCGGAGAGCTTACAAGCCGTGGCATCGAAGCAAGCAGCAATTCGAGCGATCTTTCCGGGCTGCTGGGCTGGCTGCGCGAAGCGCAGGTTATCCTCAACAAGTACGATATCAACGATGCGGAGTATGCGCGATTGGTGGGAGCTCCAACTGAAACGCTCCATGCGCTCAAGAATCTCAACAGCGAGCAAATCAGTTTCCTCCGTGCAATGGTGGCCTTGAACATCACCGATTGGACGCCCTACAATTCAATCTGCCGTCACGCTGAAGCTCTCTACTCCGGCGAGGTTCGTTTCAACTGGAAGGAAATCGTCAAGGCGGTACTTCAGCCGTTGCAGGCTGCGGGACTGATAAATATTCGCAAGAAATCGAAACAGGACAAGGACACACCGGAGGGTAGGGGCGGCAAAGCGGCGGACGTACAGCCAACGGGGAAGTTTGAGAAGGAAATCGCTGAGCCTCTGTTGAGTGCGCTCTACAAGGCCGCTGGTTACGCAGAAATCCGAGCGATTCGCAGCAAGGCGCTTGCGGACATCGTGGCAGAGATGGAGAGCACCGATACCAATGTCAGCGGCAAAGCTCTCGAATTTCTGGCGATTCGGTTGTGTCAACTACTAGCGCTGGATTTCATGGGCTGGCGCGAAACGGACGAGGAAGTCGCGGGCGGTGGGGAAGTCGATGCGCTCCTGCACTCCGCACGGTTGACCTACTCGCGCTGGCAGGTTCAATGCAAGGTCGGAAAGATCAGCCTTGAAGCCGTCTCGAAAGAGGTCGGCATGAAGGATGTAACGCTCGCGAACGTAATCCTTGTAGTGGGCACGAAGAAAGCGACCGATGCCGCACTGACGTACCGGACGAAGATCGTCGGCACAAGCAATTTGAACATCATCATCATCGATGGGCCGCTCCTTCAGATAATCATCAAGGACCAAACACAACTTGTCGATGTGTTGCGGCGGCAAGCCGAGAACGCGCTGCGGATGAAGCCGAGCCTTCAACACATCAAGACCGTGCCCCCTTCAGACGGCGGGACTCCCGTCAAGGCTGCTGAGCCAGAGCCAGCCAAAGAGCGGCCAGTTTCAGATAAAGCTATTCAGCAAAGTTTCGAGTTGGCCTATGCGACGAAGCTCGGAAAAATGTTCACTGGTGATTCGCTGGCGATCCTGCCCCACCTGATCGACCAGGGCGTAAGGGTTAAACTGATCGTCACTTCCCCGCCATTCGCCTTGGTGCGAAAGAAGGACTACGGCAATGAGGATGCGGACGATTACCTGGAATGGTTCGCGCAGTTCACACCGCTGTTTAAGGAAATTCTGACGCCAGACGGGAGCGTGGTTATCGATATCGGAGGGGCATGGATCAAGGGACTGCCGTGCAAGAGCACGTACCATTTCAAGTTGCTGTTGCAAATGTGCGAGAGCGGATTTTATCTTGCGCAAGACTTCTACCACTACAATCCGGCTCGGCTTCCCACGCCAGCCGAGTGGGTAACCGTGCGCCGGTTGCGTGTGAAAGATGCGGTCAATAACGTCTGGTGGCTGACCCTAGATCCGTTCGTCAAGAGTGATAACCGCAAGGTGCTGCGCCCGTACAGCGATAGCATGAAAGACTTGCTCAAGAACGGCTACAAGGCGCAACTTCGCCCGTCCGGGCATGACATCAGCACCAAGTTTCGGAAAGACAACCGTGGATCGATCCCTCCGAATCTTCTGGAGTTCGCCAATACCGAAAGCAACAGCTACTACTTGCGCCGATGCAAAGAGGAAGGCATCAGGCCGCACCCAGCGCGGTTCCCCCAAGTGCTGCCCGAGTTCTTTATCAATTTCCTTACGCAGCCAGGGGATCTGATTCTCGATCCGTTCGGAGGCTCGAATGTGACGGGTGCCGCTGCGGAATCTCTCGGCAGGCAGTGGATCAGTATGGAGCTTGATCCGGTGTACGCCAGAGCCTCCAGGTTTCGATTTGAGAACCAGCATCAACACCCGACCGCAGCCGCATCGGCACGCGAGCACGCCTCGCGTTCATCGTCGGGAAACCTGTTCACAACGGAGGAACGGATTCAAGGATGAAACCACTACCGGCACCCAACATATCGGGCAACACCGAATGGGAACGGTTCGACAATGCCGTCACCAAGCTCCTCAGTGTGCCCAAGGAAGCCTACCTGAAGGCAGACGCCAAGTGGAAGGCCAAGAACCGCAGGAAGCGGGCGAAGGCGAAGGCAGGCCGCTGACGGCCAGCCTGTCACGCCGGTTTCAGTCTACCCGGTTTGGTCCGGTTAGGCAAGTAAGTTGTTGCCCTTCGTAGTGGCACATATCCCCGTCCTGGCAGGGACAGAGCGGGTCGCCGTACTTGCAGGGCGCGCCGCTAGCCATCCTTGCTCCCCTCTCCCGGCGTCGGTTGAGAAGCTGAGGCGGCGCTTGGATACTCGAAGATGTGCAGTCCGCCGCACGAACTTAGCCGCCATGTAAGACCCCACGCCACGAAGTTCTGGCGTAGCGATGCGATCAATTCCTCATTGCCCGACCATCCACCCGTAGCAGCCCTGAGAAAGCGGTCTTCTGGGTCCGCCATAACGACTTCAGACTCCGCCGGTCTCAGGACGTGTCCGATGAAATCCGGGTAGAACCACGCCGCTTTCATGAAGTCGAGTGCGAGCGTGGCATCGGAGCACAAGTGCAGGTACTCACACGTCTCCTCGGTCGGGTATCCGTGGCTATCGAATGTCGGCTTCTTCTCAGCGCTGGGCATCGTACCTCGCCTGTAAAGCCGCGCGCAGTTTCGGCCAGTCGATGCCGTGATGCTCCCAGAACTTCGTGCGCAGCTTGTGGTGAGACTCAGGGCCGTTCTGGTGGTGCTCGTCATGGCACAGCGGGGCGGTCTCGCGGTCATCGGCTTTCTGATCCGAGGAGCCGTGCGGGCCCACGTGCGCGGCTTCGGTTCGTGACTCCTGAACGGCTGGACTATCGCCGCGCATAATCGCCGGTTCCCAGCCAACGTCGATCAGCATCCACACTTCGCCGCTCCTGTAACACGCCGCGAAACACACGCAGCACGGCAGCGTGCCGATGAACGCCAGATAGTCGGGATCGAGCTTGCGTCCGCGCCTCGCTGGTCCCTTGCGCTTCCGTGGGATCGGCTTGCGGGGCTTGGTCAGACGTATCGGGCGATCGATGCTGGGGCCACTCCTGAGTGGTTGGACTCCAACCCGAAGATGCAGCGCAAATTTCCCGACAGGCTGTTTGCGGTAAACGGCAAGCTGTGGCGCGTTCTCGGCGATCTCCTCATCCTTGAAGCTCATTGGGCTACCTGCTAGCTCATGCGTCACACGAATCCAGCGCGTTCCTGAACAACTCAAAGGTGTATAGCACGCCTGCTCCGTCATGAACTTCCCAGCGCTTCTTCATCCGATTCCAGTAAAGACGTTGCGGCGTATCGCCCTTGAGAATCCGTTCGAGTTTGTTGACGCGCTCCGTTTCGGTCATTGGGCTACTGTGCTCGCTTCTGCGATCCCCTGCACGGCCCGATAAATCCTCCGTGCCTCTTCAACGCTGCGAATCTCGCCAGTGTGGTACTGATAACCCAGCGCCTTAGCGAGCCGCGCCCGGATGGCCTGCTTGCGCTTCTGTTGGTCCGTCATAATCTCCCCTCCCTCGCTTCGCCTCAGCGCGGTAGCCGGTAATGACCCCAACTGCATTCCGCTGGTTTCACGAACGGCCCCGCGCCAGAGCGTTCCTTAGTTAGCTCTTGCACAATCCAAACGCTCCCTGGCTTTCTTTGTCAATGAGCCTGCCAGGAGAGGCTCAAGATGCACTACGAAGGGATTGTCGCACAACCAGAGACGCATTGCAAATACTATTTGACAAGAAGTCCGTCGCTGTTGTAAAGTAGCAAGCGTGAGCAAGCCCAAGATGGGAAGGCCCCCGATTCTGACGCCGTGTCCATGGGGGTGCAGAAAGAAGCCGTTCAATGCGGCTGATCTCAGAAAGCATTTGCCGACGTGTCTGAAGCGGCCATTGACCGGGCTGAATCTCATCACGAAACGGCGCACCAAGAAACGCACGTAACCCCACAGAGGAGCACTCAAACAAAATGGAACCAGTGAATCTAGAATCATATCGACGCGGCACCGGCGGAAGCGCCGCCGGGAAATACCCCGCCGTTAAATTTGGCTATGCCGCCTTGGCGCTCGAACGCCTGAACGCTATCGCCGCATTCGTGCCACGGCTCAAACCGAAAGATGTCTACGCCAACCCCAACGGTGGCACTCTGCATTTCCGCAGCTACAAGGATCTTGTGGCGGCAGGCGCGAAGGAAGAAGACGATACCTTTATGCTGGGCATTCAGTTCGTCAACGTGCGCCACGGTGTGCCGATGAACACCGAAGACCCGGTCGAAAACTACGGCCCGGTCTTCCCGCTGGCTTCCGTCTTCGGGATGCTGCAGACAGGCGACCCCGAGCAATTCCTGAAGTTCGTGATGGGCACGCACGCCTGGGACAAGACCACGGCCGGCCAGGGCGGCGAGGGCACGCCTGAACCGTTGCCCGCCGGAACCCAGGAACTCATGCAGCTCCTGGCAGCTCCGGCCATCGCAGCCGAAATCGCGCTGCTGATGAACGACGGCCTGCCGGAACTTCCCAAGGCCAAAACCGGCGGCTTCTCCGATCCCGATCCGCAAGCCGCGAAGCACCACGGCGAACAGATCGAAGTCTAACGGCATCCCCGGCTCTGACCAGGCCGGGAGCATTGGAGAGCCACAGCGGGCCACTGGTCCCCGCTGTGGCTCTCTGAGATCCGTCGATGCTTCGCGCGTAACGGCGCGGCCAAGTCTTCAATGGCACTTAGTAGGGGCATCGGCGGTTCTGAGAGAATGTTGCTGGACCGGCATAGAGGCACACGCCTTGTATCCTGAAGGTGGGATCTATCCAGCGAGATTTGGGGCCAACAGGAAGCCGGACGCCGATGACGGCCCCGCAAGTTTATCGAGTTCGGCGCTCCGTTCTAAGCGGTCCGGGGCGTCGTTGGGGCTGGCGTGTCGGGGAGCCAGTAAGCGGATAAGCGAGTTCCCCTGTTAGTGGGCAAGTTTCTTTTGCTGATCGGTTCGCAGTTGAGCCGTAGCCTGGAAGCCCTCGCGAAACGGCAGTGAGCGTAATCCGCGAGCGAAGATCTGGCACGCCAGTTCTGAATTAAGGAGGAAACGATGGACCCATCACAGAAAGTATGGCAGGCCCGCGTTAATCTGCTGGAGAACGTCTTGCGGGACCTGCGGGACCGCATCGGCCTGATCGGCCCAGACGAGCCGCGAAACGAAGATGGAACGCCCGACTGGCATACCGAGATTGCCGCGATTGAATCGGCGCTGAACAGTTGATGCTGCGCACGCGAGCGGAACCGGCGCGGTGTCCTGAGTGTGGCGGGAAGGGCTGCATCTATCCACAGCCGAGCATTTGGAAACACTCAGGCGCTCCCGGCAAGAAGTGCGCGGCTTGCAATGGAACCGGCAAGATCAAATCATCCACCGACTGACCGCTCTTGGCTTGCAGCATTCTCCCTGGCGGATCAACGGCTCATCGAGCGGGCAGCGGTGGAGATGCAGGTGGACCCGGAGCGCGTAGCGGCTGAGCTGCTGCACAACGGCGATATGTACGAAGCCTGAAAATAAATCTACACTGCCCTATTGACATATTCAAGCCGTTGTGCCATAATCAAGACCGTGGAACAACAAACCGGTTTACAAAATAATCCCGTTGGACAGATCATTGAGCGTTTCTGGGGCGATCTGAAGCGTTGGCCCGCAGAACCGGACGGGCGCAACTTCACCCAGTCACAGATTACCGCCGTCGCGGAGCACATCAGCAAGACGGGCGATTGTCTGTGGCACGCCGAATCTATCTTGATGGGCTGGCCCGTTTGTCATTGCGCCGACTGCAACGGGCCCACGAAGCAATGAGCACACGCAAACAGCAATGGGGCGGACGGCGCAAGGGAGCCGGTAGGCCGCGCTCCAAGGGACCACGCTGCAAGTGCGGAGAGATGACGGCGAAACGAGCGACCGCGAGAGGCCACAAGTGCGAGGCGAAGGCGCGGGAACTGCAAAGGAGAAAATCATGAGTCCACGAAAGATACTTGACTATTGGATCGAGCAGCGGGTCATCATCGAACGCTGCATCGCGGCAACCGAGCAGATGATTGCGGCCGAGAAGCGGCGCGGCCGGCCATCGAAGGCGCGGATGGAAGCGCGCAAGATCGCCAGCGGGAAGCGGAGCAAGTAACGCCATGCCCTACATGGACCCACGCGACCCCGACGCCAAGCGCTACCTGGGCGAGTGCCCGGAGTGCCGGGCGCAATTTCAGACCGCCGATCCCAGCAAGTGCGGGATAACGACTACGCCGTGTCCATCGTGCGAGACGGCCCTCTGCTCAGAGTGCCCGACGCGCGTCTGCGAGGAGTGCGGCGAGAAGGTCTGCCAAGCGTGCGCGGAACCCTGCCCGATCTACTCCGCAGAGGGCTACATTTGCAAAGCCTGCTTCAAGCGCAACGCCGGGACCATCGACGGCTACAGTCCAGACGAATACGCCGAGCGGCAGACCAACATCCTGAGCGGCATCGAACGCGAGTCAGCCATCCTGAGCATCGTCCAGCCCTTCGCGTGGGCCTGTACCCGTACCTCCGATCTCATGGCGAATCCCCTGGCGGTTGCGATTCGGGAGAGCAAGTCATGATAATGTCGCTGTACGTTCACCCCTGGCAATCTCCAGAATCGCGCTTTGTGGTCTCGCAGGCCGGTGGTGCTCATAGGCCGACCGATGTGAATGTCAAGATCGATGGAGCCCTCAACGATCTGTTTATTTCAATGAGTCCCGAGCAAGCGGCGGACCTTGCCGCGAAGCTCACGGCGCACCTGGAAGCGGTAGGGTATCAGCCGAATGCAGAGCCGTTAGTGTGTATCTGTGTTGGCGACGCTGGGACCTCAGTTGGGTACGCCAAAGAAAATTGCCCCGTACATGGGCACCTGGAAGCGGTCCAGTACGTACCGCCCGTACTACCGGCTATTCCAGAAGCCGAGCCGCAAGCTGAATCCGAAGCGGAGACTTGGCCATGTAATGACTGCGGGCTACCGTGCCTGAAGGGCGACGAGCTGTGCGGTCCGTGTTACGAGAAAAAACAGCGCTCCGAAGAGTGGGATCTTCTGCACCCAGAGGCGCGTTGCCCTCCGCGTGAGTAAGCCATGCTGACCTACGACAGAGACGAGTATCCGGCTGAGCGCGTGCCGTTGCGGGACGACGAGGACGAGTACGCGGTGAGACGGAAGCGTGCGGCCAGGGCGCGGCTGCATCGGATTCGGGAACGTGAGCAGATTCGAGACGAAAAGGAGATCGGAGCATTATGGACGGCATGATAGAAATCGCGAGATCATTCTCGTACAAGATGAACGTGGGGAACTACGAGAGCCGAGATTTTTTCTGTTCGCAGAAAGCGGAATGCCAAGCCGGGGACGCCGAGCGCGTCTCCGAGGCGCTGCACGATTTCTGCAAAAAGATGGTCATGAAGGCCGTGGCCGCGTACAAGAACGAACCCAAGCAGTAAGGGCTTCGTGGCTCTCAGGTGGACACCGCCGTACTGGGAGCGCAACGCGCAACGGCGGTACTTTTACGAAAAGGAGAACGGCATGGCAATAATGGCAAAGGCGACGGGCGGAGGCGGGTTTGTTCCGGCCCCGCCTGGAAGCTGGTCGGCTGTCTGCGTTGACGTGATCGACCTGGGAATTATCGAGGTAACGTTCGGCGGCAAGACCAAAAAGCAACACAAGATTCGTGTGGTTTGGCAGATCGAAGAGGTAATGGAAAACAACAAGCCCTACACGGTCCAGAAACGCTACACGCTCAGCTTGCACGAAAAGGCGAGCTTACGGAAGGACCTGGAATCGTGGCGCGGGCGATCTTTCACACCGCTGGAGCTCGAGGGTTTCGATGTGGAGACCGTGCTTGGCGTGCCGTGTCTGCTCAACGTGATTGAGCAGAAGCGCGACGGCGAAACCTACGCGAATGTTGCCAGCATCATGCGGCTTCCAAAGAGCATGGAGGCAATCGAACCACGCGACTACATTCGGAAGAAGGACCGCGAGCCAATGCAATCGGCGGCAATCGAAGATCAGCAGCAACACAACGAACTGCCATGGGAGCCGAGCTGGGAGCCGAGCGACGATGACATCCCCTTCTGAAGATCTATTCAGGCCAACGACGCCCGCCGCGCAAGAGCCACGCCTCGCGCTCTACCCGATATTGGAGAGCCTGTTCATCCTGATCCTGGACCGGGCGGACATCGAAAACGATCTCGACCTGGACCAGGATACACGCAATGGCGAGCTGCTGGCCATCGAAGAGGCCATCGGCCGCTACTTCGTCAAGCTGGCTGATAAGGTAGACGGCATCGCCTACGTGGACCGCGAGCTGATCGCGCATGTAGAATCCGACCGCAAGGAAGGCCAGCGGCTCTTGGCGCGTGCAGCAGCGCGGGAACGTGCCCAGAAGGACTTCCGCGGCCGCATCGCCCAGGCCATGCAGGCGACGGGCCAGCGCCGGCTGGAGGGCGCCCACAACACGCTGCGCATCCAGGCCAACCCGCCCTCTGTCGAAGTACGGCAACCTGAAATGGTACCGCCGCAGTACAAGCGCGGCCTCATCAAAACCGATCAGGCGACGTGGGATGACCTGATGACGCTGCTGGGCACCAGCAAGGAGGGTCGGGCCCAGCGGGTCTACCTGACGCTCCGGGAAGCCTGGACGCTCGATCCGACTTTAGACCATGGAGTGAGCAAGACTGCGGCGCTGCCGGTGCTCAAACAGCAGGGGCCGTGCGAGCCATGCGGCGGAACTGGCGACATCACGCATACCGGGTCCAATAGACCACCCATCACATGCGAGTACTGCAAGGGAACCGGCAAGGTCTACGTCGGCGCCGTGGCGGGTCTGGCGCTCGTGACGGATCAAGTTCACCTGAGGATCAAATGAGTTTCGATATTCTGAATCGCTACACGCAAGCGGTGCTGTACCACAGCGACACCGCTCCTGACGTTTCCGCCGCCGCCAAAGAGGCAATTGCAGTCAGGGCCGACCTGAGCAGGGCCGACCTGAGCGGGGCCTACCTGAGCAGGGCCTACCTGAGCAGGGCCGACCTGAGCAGGGCCTACCTGAGCAG